GTGAAGCTCAGGGAGTAGACACTTTCACTGGACCCAATGCGCAACGGGCCTTTATTGATCAGGCGGCAGAACTGCATGAATCCATTGAAGACTCAAGCGCACTTGAAAATATAAACAGAACCTGACTGATTCAGGGCAATTACCATGGAGTAAATTATGGGCGAAGAAGCAGAAGTGTTACCAGAGGTAACAGAACAACCCGGCCTTGATATTAAGGAAACTGAGGCAAAGGAATTGGTATTCAACGAAGATCCTGGAATCACTGAAGAAAAAACTGAAGTAAAAGAGGAAGAAAAAACCGAGAGAATAGTATTTGATGGTGAACAACAAAAGATTCTCGATAATATCGCGGCGAAAGGCACTAAAAGATTCAGGGATCAGGAAAGAATCAGTCAGGATTTGCAAAGGGAAAATGACGATTTAAGAAGTAAAATACCTGTCAGTGCAAGACCGGTTGTTCCTGATTTACCGGCTCAATTCGACGATGATTACACGGGTAAAATGGCCGTTAGAGACAAGGCCATTACTGATCAGGCAGGTTCTGTTTATATTTTCAAGTGCGCTTGAGTCTTCAATGGATTCATGCAGTTCTGCCGCCTGATCAATAAAGGCCCGTTGCGCATTGGGTCCAGTGAAAGTGTCTACTCCCTGAGCTTCACGGATTAGTTTAAGTGTCTCGGCCATAGTCTTGATAACTTGCTGATCAGCTTGATTCTGCTCCATTAGAATCTGTTGATTAGCCAACAATTGATCGAAAGCACTGGACCTTTGATCGCTGGCCAGTGAAATGGCACTCTTCTGGGCCTTGTCCCGGGTTTCAAAGTCCTTACGATCTTGCTCTCGGGATTTCAAGCCAATATTAGCTGATTGAACCTGAACATCCACCTGGGTTCTGGCTTCTTCATTTTTGGCACTGATTAACTCAGCTTGCCCAATCATTTCCTCCGGAGTGGGTTGTTGCTCCTGCTGCTGTGCCTGTAGTTGAGCCTGTTGAATTTGTTCTTTTTCTTCATCTGTCCACTGGATTTCAGGAATCATACCTGCCTGGAATAATCGGGCCCGTTCCCTCTCGGCCAATATCTTCATGCCCGGAGCGGTAACGTTATTCAATAAAATATCAGAACCTATCTGAACTATGGAAGGATTGACCTGGCCTATCTCTACCATTGCAGAGACAGTTTCCTGCTGTCGATTCTGAAATGAGGGCCCTGCACTACAAGTCACATCATAAGTCCCGATAGTTAGATTGTTTAAAGTAACAGACTTTCCGGTTTGTTCATCGACTGTCGTTTCATTCAACTGGACCATGTTAAAAGTCCCGTCTTCTTTAAGAAGTCTTACCTGTCTCTCGCCTACATAGACTTTGGGGATGGCATTAACAAGAATTCTCAATGTATGACAAATCGCAATTTCCTGAGAGGCGAAATACTCAATTGTTCCTACATCTCCCTTGTCCTGAAGTTTTTCAATAGCCACTCCTGACTGGGCACGGGGATTAGCTCCAAGATTAGCCTCGAAAAGCCCCGCTGTTTCGGATATGAGAGGGCCTACAGCCTGGGTAATTGTTAAAAGGCCTGGATTGATTTCCATTCCGCCCTGTTGTGTAGGGGGTGGTACTTCACCATCGGCATTATAAAATTGCACCGGGTCAGAATTGGTATTCATCGTAGCCAGGGTAGCTGTATGCCCTTTTGCTTGTTTTGTAGTCACCCAGTACTTGGCCCTTGGAGACAATGCGCCTTCCTCGATTGCACGAGACATAGCCCAGTTAAATACTCTCTGTGGATCAATTCTTCTTTCTACCGCGCCGTAATAAAGGGTTTTATTATCAGATATTTTATAATTACCGTAAGTAGGAATTATTGGGATAAATTCAAAGACTGTCTTTTTTTCTTCATCCAGCCAGTCTCCGGCATCCATCATTCGCATAAAAACAATTCTCTGTTTTCTCTTACGCCTTCGTACCTCGGTAACACCTTCTCTAGCCCTCTCATCTTTGGTTTTTTCATAATCGGCATTCACTTCAAAGACTGCGTTATTCGACAGAAGGACTAATTCTCTTTCAACCTCCTCGATATAATAAAACTCCCCTACCATGATTAGATCGGCTTTATGAAAATACTGGTTCTCTATTTTACCATCGTCCAGACTTTGTGCCGTACCATTGGGCCATTTCTTTCTATACTCTTCAGGTGTAAACCCGGTAAACTTCCAGCCGAATCTTGAATCCGATCTATCCTGCTTTTCCGCCCCGACATCAAACCAGACCCGATCAACAAAATTCTCCACGTTCTCAATCATCAAATCCTGATCAAAGGAATCAGAGTCTATAAACTTCTGAACAACCTGCCACCCGTCAAGCCCCCCTGTGATCATTCCCAGAGCGGATGAATTGTAAGTATTGTCAGCATTGGATATAACCTGGATGTTTCGTACAAGACCATCATAGGTCTCGGCAATCTCTTTACTCGCCTCTCCACCCATCGGGTTAATGTTGCCTGAAAAGTCAGCCTTGGCCAGCTTACCGGCTATCTGTTTGATAATAGGAGTGGTTAAATCAAAGGTATAACGGGGCTTTTTATCCAGATTACTTACTGTGTTTGTATCACCGTTCCCGCTTGTATTTCTTCCAGAGGACTCCCATTGACCGTCACGTTTATCAATAAAAGCTTTAGCCTCTCGGGCTGCATGACGATTATCCTTATCCGCGTCCTGGGACTTCAGGAGCTCCGTCATAACATAATCATGATCAGTAAAGTCTTCAGGCATCGGCCCATCCAGTGAATTCTATAGAGAAGTCCTCGTCCGGTTCTTCGTATCGCATTAACATCATGACAGAATCACCTAAATTGGGACTGGGTAGTTTGAATTTTCTTTTTAACTCTTCTTTTGTATACAAGGCAAAAAGACCGCTGCTGTTTGGTTTGACAGGCATTCTACACAATTCAGACCTTACTTTGGATAATAACTTAATTTCACTGCTAAAACTAATCAACGTCTCGGGGTCCTGCATTTCATTTAATACCACCGCCCTCCAGGTCCTATAGCATCTGTCCCTTAAATCATAGTAATACTGAGCCCTCTTATTTAGAAAACTATCCCCTATGGTTTTCTGATTCTCGATTGGAGCCTTTAATGCCGGTTGATAGATAGCTTTGGGATGGTCCGGAGTCTCAGATCCTTTAAACATAACAAGAGTAGTCTTTTTCCCATGAAAGTCAGTCGAGTTCTGTTCAGCAAGTCCTACTCCCATTCCATCACAGTCCCATGAGTAATAATCAACACCCTGATCGATCGCTCTATTGGCTGCCCAATGTCCTCCTTCGTTAATATCTCCGTCCTTCTTCTCCTCTACGTCTAAAACAACGACACCATGGCGCATGGCATAGCCTTTATCATCAGGACCTGTATCTGAAGGATCATGAGTGGCTACCTTTGCGCCCCTTGGCTCAAAACCCAGTTTAATATGTGCATCAACACACGCATCGAACCATTCAGACATGATTAAAGCGTCTTCAACCGAATCATTCATGGCGCCAAGCCAGATGTGGTCATACATCGCCCTGGGTCTGTATTCGTAATCCCATTTGCGCTCTATTTCCAGTCCTGACTGGTGGAACCACGGGTTATCCATGTAGTTCATGACGACAATTAAATGTAATTCATCCTCATAAAAACCCTGTCCATCGAGCTCTTTCTGATAGGGGTTGATAAATCTCTTACTGAATGGATCTTCTGTTGAACCGGGATTAGCCACAAAGATCATCGATACACCGTGATCGTCTATGACTTCCTCCAGTTCTTCAGGCAGCCCTTTCCTGGGTTTCTGTCTGACAGTTGGAGTTAGAGCGGTTAACGAGTCCGAGGTGATAAATTGTGACTCTTCGACTGAAAAGCAGGTAAATCCATGAGCTGACTTTATAGAGTCTACGTTTCTTGACAGGCCGGCAAAGGCAAAGACTTCCTCATCATTACAATTAACCGAGTTGTGCATATCCTCGAATTCTGTGAATTCAAGCCTTTCGGATTCGTCTTTAATCAGGGATTTTACAGATGATTTAATTGAGGATTGAAACTCTCGAAGGAAATAGGTTTTGTTCAGATTATCACGGGCATCGATTAATCGAATATCAACGACCCCTACTGACTTGCCTGAGCCCCTGCCACCAATCACTATGATAAATCTTTTGTTGCTCCTGACGACCCTCTCAAGCACCAGAGCAAGGTATACTTCCGGTTCTTCTTCAGACTCAACCCAGACATTGTCAATCTTTCGAATAGAATGGGTATGGCCTTTCTCAGGACAGACAAAACCGATTACCGTAGATTTCTCAATCAAACCTCGAGACTTCATTTCATTGAGTAAAGATTTCTCCTGCAGGGATACTATCTGCATTTCTTCAGCTTCAATCTGTTGGAGGGTTCTCAATTATTGCTTATCCCTCAAGAATAAAACAGGTTCTCGATATCGAAAGGCTTATCAATAGGCGTGCAACTGCCTGAAACATAGTAGTCGACATGCTTCTTGTATCGCGATTGCTTCTGGTGCTTGGCTATGTACCTTAATAGTGATTTGGATTTATCCATCATTTCTCCTGTTAGGTGCTATTGCCGTACCCCCGCACACTCTCTGCTAAGCTTTGTTCGCTATTAAGGGAATGCACAGATTGGAGTGATACGACAACAGCAATTCAAAAAATGGTGGCCGGTACTGATCTCCGGCATTTGGACAGATTCAGCTATTCGCTCCGGTTTTCCACACCGGCTACCGCTAGGGAGCGGCCTATCCTTGCGTATCAGCCTACGCATTCACCATTGTAAATGTCATTAGTGGTAGTGCTGGTAAGAGAATTGAACTCTTCGGTGGGGAATGACCCCAAGTCGCCAAGACCAAGGCAGGAATCGAACCTGCTCCGGCACCAACACACAGCACCACCACAAATAACCTCTATCCCTTACCCCGTAACTCTTCAGGAAGATAAATCAGGTACACACCATGACTTTGATAAAGTAGTTGGAATTCCAGATCCCAAGGCACCACCACTTCAACATCGTCACTCATAGCGAAAGATTTACGACACCTTCCACAATACAATCTCCTTGAATAATCTGTTAATTCTTGAGCTACCCTAAAATCATGATTAAACAACCAACAGTAAAACCAATTAAATATAATCACATCACCACCCATATCCACACAGCCCACCCAACTAAAAAGGCTGCAAACAGTATCCAGTATCTAAAATGATTCTTGGACTTGTGCAAATCTCTCAGTTCCTTGCGGGTTAGAGGTTCCATTTTTAATACCATATCTGAAATCCAGCAATAGGTGGTTGATACCATTTTCTGTAAGCAGGAACGAATATATCAATGCAGTGCTTTTTGGTTATCCATCGTATAGCGTTTTGAGAAACAGTAGTTGTATCCCACCATTGAAATATAAACAATCTCAACTCCTTGATTCGATAACAAACAGGCAACCATGGAAATAGTCTTCGGTACCACACAGGAGGATTTGTTTTCATGAAGGCTTCAAGTGTTTCGTAATCTTCTATATTATCACTCATGCACTGTCTCCCTTAACCCGATATCCTCAATTACACCATTCCTGCCAACATACTGAACTTCAGGGAGAGGCACGCTTAAAATCTCCTTTATCCAGGCTTTCCCCAAATCCGTAGTTGTATAAT